AGATTTGCCAATATGCTATTGTAAATCGTGTAATGGACTTTAACCCTGTTCAGGGCATCGAACTGCCCCCTGAATATATTCACGATGAGGATAAGGAACCACGAAGAGCATTGACTGAGGAAGAACAAAAGTGGATAATTGCCCCGACAAATCATCGGGCACATACGGCTGCAATGATAATGCTGTTTGCAGGTCTCCGGCGTGGTGAGCTTCTTGCCCTGAACTGGACCGATATCAATATCTCCAAGCGCACGATCACCGTAAACAAAGCAGTGGCAATGGAAAAGGATATTCCCAGAATAAAGCCGTGCACAAAAACTAAGTCAGGTATGCGCACTGTGAATATTCCGCCTATACTTGCAGAATACCTTAGGAATCAGCGGAGCAAAGCAAAGACAATGCTTGTCTGTCCGAACACAAAAGGCAGTCTTATGTCTGGCAGCTCCTGGCGTAAACTGTGGAACAGTTATCTTAAAGAATTGAATTTCAGATTTGGAGACTTTGACGGCATATTGATAACTGACAGCAAGGGCAGTCTTAAGGAATTTAAGAAGCCCCAAAGTCTGAATGCGCCTGAAAAAATTCCGATGGTCATTCCGCAGATAACAGCACATTGGCTGAGACATACATTTATTACAAATATGTACCTTGCAGGCGTTGATGTTATGACTGCCAAGGAACAGGCAGGACACGCAGATATTACAACAACTATCCCCGTTCTAAATAGTAACACCATACCAGTAGCAGTACCTACCGACAAGAACAATCATTATAATAACGAATAAGGGCGATACCTAATAGCTCAAAGGTATCGCCCTATTTTTCTTTTCAGAGGGTTATTCCACTTTCATCTGCAAGGCTCACTATCTTTTTGCCCTGTTTCTCATCATACTGTATCGTGCGGTATGCTCCGCCGCTTTTGTGCTGAATACAGCACACTACAATGTCTGATCGGTCTATCATGCTACGATTGCGGACTCGGATAGCAGACTTTGGGTGAGCTTCGGACGATTCGGCACACACCTCTACTTCATCATAATAGTCAAGGTACTCCTTTTCGTTATTACGATACTCCGCTTTCATGTACGGCAGGACAAGTGTAAAATGGGTATTGCCGTAATTGTAACTGCGGACAGCTCGCTTAATGGCAGCAGAAGCAAGCAAATCAAAATTTCCGTTCCATCCGATCAGGAAGTCAACATACTCTTTCTGCGTTATCAGGTCATGCAGGAGCTTGTCAAGGCGGTTTACTATCTCCGTTCCACGCTCTATGTATCTATGCCCGAAAAAGCTCACAGTGTAAATGTTCATTGCAACAGCTACTATTCAATTTTGTTACCATATATTATATATCTAAATGTCCATATATTCAAGTCCAAACGGACATTATTTTATTGTCCGATAAGGCATATAATAATAGTAACCAAAATGAAAGGGGCGGTTTTATGGAAGTCGGCAAGAAACTGCGGGGACTCAGGGAAGATAAGAAAATGTCTATGTACCGCCTTACACAGCTTACGGGAGTGTCGGGACACCATATCAAGGGCATTGAGGAAGGCACACGGCAGCCCACCATTGAAACGCTGAATCGTCTGGCGGTCGCTCTCGGTTCTTCACTTGCGGAGATGTTCAATGATGATACGGAATGTACCTATCTAACGGAGAAAGAACGGCACTTGATCGAGAATTTCCGCAGGCTGTCTGATGAAAAAGCAGATGCTCTGCTGAATATGAGCGATGTTCTGAATAAATAAGCGATGGCTACTGTAAAAGATGCAGTAGCCGTATTTTTTTACCCATACTGGACTTATAAGTCCTCTGTGAAATATTTAGAAAAACGCCCGTCAAATCATTGACCATTTGTGCAGATTGTGCTATAATATAATGGATAATACCTCGCTATAAGCGTAGGTTTAAGAGGTGTAATACTATGGCTGAAAAGAATACTGCCAATATTGGCTTTGAAAAGCAGATCTGGGACGCTGCCTGCGTGTTGTGGGGGCATATTCCGGCTGCCGAATATAGAAAAGTTATCGTGGGACTTATCTTCCTGCGTTACATATCAAGTGCTTTTGAGAAGCGTTATAATGAGCTTGTGGCTGAGGGTGACGGCTTCGAGGACGAGCCTGATGCCTACCTTATGGATAATATCTTCTTCGTGCCTGAAAAGGCTCGTTGGTCTGTGGTGTCTGCTGCGGCTCACACTCCTGAGATTGGCTCTGTCATTGACGATGCTATGAGGGCTATCGAG